CTTCTTAATAAAGGCAGAGCCTCCATGCCATAGTTCTTGATGAGATCCATAAAGGAATCATCAGAACACATTTTCCACTTTAGTTGTGGAATAATGTTGTTACTAGTAATAATCTTACCACCAAATTCACATAGTGAATTTGATGTGAGTGACTTATCATGACTGATAGGGCACCCAAGTTGAGTAAGAACTTCCTTGTAACGTCTGGCGAGTGTATCAGAAGTAATCACGACATCATCTCCAAGCACAAAGAAATTATTATTGTGCGTATTACCATTTAAGTAATATAGGAGGAACCCATGGGTTAAAGCAAAGCTTGCAAAGCTAGGCTTAAGCCCTAAAGGTTGTCCACGTGTCCATTGAATGGTCTTATCTTTATAAGACCAATGAGCTCTAGATATTTTCTCAAATATCTCCGGCAATCTTTCATCGATTGACAAATGTTTAAGTAACGACATTTGAAGATCTAATGGAAAGTAATCCGTTGCTCCTGTCAAGTCAACACTGTGGATAGTGTCACGGTTTCTTAGGGCTTGCTGCAAAACAGGGAAAGGTTTTTCCTGATTATGCGTACAATCCCACGGAAGCATGGCCAAGGTAGTGTCAATCTGTTCCCATAAGGGAGTTAAGATACACTGCCAGATCCTTGCTGGGTTGGCTACGGCCCTCAATTTCATACCAGATTCCTGGATGAATGAGACCCTGCCAACCAAGTTTGGATAGCTATGACCCGTCCAACCGAGATCGCCAGTGACGGTAACGCCACTAAGAGCAGCTTTAACTTGATCCTGATAGGACCAAGATATTTCTGTTCCGATCTTGTTGTTTAAGAAACCAAGAGCATTTCCAATTGGATCATGACCGATAGGTACTGAGTACCCGTCCGGATGAGGACAAGATTTCTTGCCCTCCACTCCCATGAGCCAAATTGGGCTTGGTAAACGATACCTCAGTCTTCGACTGTTCGTAAAGTTGTCCCAAGCATCTTTAATGCCCTGCGTTACTTCCTCAGGTATCACGCATGGTTCGGCTAACACACCACTTAGAAACTTTGTTTCTTGGATGGTAGTTAGTTTTGGTGATACCAAATCAGAGTAGATTTGAAGAAGAAGTAAACCTCTTTTCCATCTTTTCTCAGATTTGAATCCCCATTTAAATACACCGTGAAAGGCTCCTTTCGGAACCCCATGACGGTCTTTACTTACCCATGCTGCTGTAGCTGGTAAACCAGCATAAAGCCTTATGTAATCTAATTTAATAGACTTCATTCGGCTGACAGCCCATTCTGAACCCGATAGAGAAATCCACTTTGCAAATTCATGCACTGCGGGTTTAACTATCTCAGAAGGGATACCTAGAGTCCTTGCTCTCCTTTGTAGACGCAACTCAACTTTTGAGTAGTCCCTAATCTTACGATTAGATACTAACATGTTTCCTCCATTTGGATGTTAACATAGTTGACTTGTCTCTATCATTAGAGATCAAGGAGGATACCCAGGTATGTAATAAACAATAACTGCCTTGCTATAACGAAGATATAAATATCATAGTTTAGCGAGGTCCGTTTAATTCTAAACGGTCGATCTCAGCTTCAAGAGATTTAATCTCTCGAATAAGATCTTTGTTATCAGAACGGAGCCTCTTTGCATCTGCAGAGAGTTCTCGGTTTTCCTGCTCTAATTCTTCTATCTTAAGTACTAAGTTAGTCGTAATGTAGGTAGGCTTCAACAGATGTTGATCGCACTTTACGTGTGACTTCGTCAGAAACTCAATAACAAACGATTCGAGTTCGGAACGGAGAAAATGTGGATAAACCACATGCTCCTCAGGTTTCATTAAAATTGACTTTACATTCAAAGAATGTAAGGACGCTAACTTTAGGACATTGGTACTGATAAATAAATCAGACACCTCTCCATGGTTACTTTTAATGAGACTTGATATTGTTTGCATATTACCTCC